TATATCCTCTGGGTCATACCTTTTCATGTTTTTGAAGCTTAGATATCATAGCAAAGAGCTTTTTTATCTGACTACTTGTCAGCTCTATTTTATTCTCAACAGCAACAAGCCTAAGCTCAAGCCCCTTGACTAGGTCATCCCTATCCTGATTCAGCTGTGCGATGACTTTTTCAAATCTGAGTCTGATATCCTCTTCTCTCTTTATAGCTTCAAGACGTCTGTTCTCAAGCTTATCTTCCTGAGCTTTGTAATCTCTCCTCATCTGGACATATTGCCATATTAGGAACCCCACAAAAGGGGTGTTAGTAAATAAGTCAACTAGTATTTCATTGGTCATTGGTTCCATTGTACTCTCTATTTGGTATGAGGGTATAAGTGAATGTCCTGTAGTTTAAATGTTGTATTTGTAGTCTGGCCAGTTCCATCATTCGATTAAAGTCTTGTTCATATTTAAAGACCTGACAACCAGCTGACCATCGGTTGACATACTCAGTTCCTGATGGAGATGAAGAGCTTTTATGAATATTCAGGCCAATGATGTCTTTATAGACCTGTCCACCATATTCAGCATGCTCATCTTTATTACCATCCCTCCAGAACTTTACTGCACGCCATTGACATAAAGCATCATACCTACCTCTATGCTTTCGTATCTTATATGCTCCTCTTGCTTGTTGTGGGTGATAGTAAACAGCACAGGGCTTATAGTTTGGCTTTGTTAGCCAATATCGACCAGGGTCTGTTGTAATCTGAGCTTCCTCTGTTACCCATTTACCTTCATGTCTATAGGCAATAATGAGTATGTCATCAAACTGATTATCTTTGGGAGCTGTAACATTACGAACACCTATAATATTTAGGTCATAATCACCATCTTCAAAAATAGCAAAACCGTATGACTTTACTGTCCAGAGTATAGGTGGCAAGTCATCCCAATATTTAACTATCATAATACCTCCGATGGGCAGACTTTAAAACGGACTAGCCAATACTGACCATCCCATGTTTTAGATATAATCTGAATGATGCGATTTTCAAAACCAAAATCATCATCTGTTAGGGAGAGTATATCACCAATCTGTAAATATCCAAACCTAGCAGATACCATATACTCTATGTAGTCATTTGGTAGTGCCAAACGTCTTATCTTATCAAAACATACCAAGCTAGCTGTGTCAGAGTCCACTATGAAGCTTGATGTTTCAGTCATTGGCCTACTACCATATTGATTAAATGATGACTGAGCTATGTTATTTGATGTTCTTTGTTCAGACAAAAACTGAGTATCACCTGTCAAGGTTATTCTATTACGATATTCAGAATGTTTTATATCCCAACCATATTCAAGAGTATACTCATTGATGACACTTGACGTATCACCTCTTCTTTGGATACCTCCACGAGATATGAACTCATCATTAGCAACTATGCTCATCAATGGTATGGGTCTTGTACCAGATGAAAAAACATCAAGGACAGGCTTCATCCCATCTAGTCCTTGAACTACTGATATTGGCAAGAATGGTATTATCTCATTCTTTAAAAACTCAAGAGGAGTTATCTCTTGATTGTTGATATAGCCTGAAAATGAATACTGATTCAGAATAGGTCGTAGTGCTTCCCATGCAGCATAGTCTATAGACTGGTCACCTTGAGATAAACAATAGATACAGATATCTCCACCACCTGTAAGAGCTGTCTTATTACTCGGACTTATTAGTCCTCCACCATCTTCCCAAGCCACAAAAAATCTAGCACTTTCATCATCAACGGGGTTTTGAAAAGTACCACCACCATGGGTAAAGTTAACAAAGGCAAAAACACGTCCATCACGTCTTATCCATTTCTTTACAGTCTCTAATCGATTATTACCTAGGTCATCATAGATGCGTACCCTATCAGCTTCCACATCATGAGGAGCTATAGCAAGCCAAATCTGATTACCCGCTCCATGAGTAGCATATATGACATATGCTGGAGTTGATGGATATGATATTACTGAGTAGTCCGCATCATACCCTATACCTGGCTCACCAAAGATGATAGGTAATATCTTCCCTCTATGCAGTTCCAATACTGACAAGATATAGTTGGCATCTTGTAAAGCTGACAATGGAGATAATGTAGGGTTTATTAGGTCACTCAAGTCCTCTGCACTTATTCTGGCCCCACTACCAACAGACAGATTATGAAAAGATATCTCTAGTATCTCAGTTTCCACTGAAAACTCAACATATCCTATTCCTCTATTCCTATGACCAAATATGGGCTCTTTTATGCGACCTTTCAGTAGCTTTGTTCTTTGTTCATATGCTTGCTTACTTGCTTGCTTGACTAATATATAAGAAAGTTCAACTTGAGCATTTTCAAGCCTATTATTCTTTTCATGCTGCTTTGCTATATCAACATCTAGAAGATGAGTCGCAATAGGTGTGGAATATGATTGAATATTGAACCCTAGGTCTGGTAGTTCCATCATGAAATCAGGGTCCTCTATCATTCCACCTTGGAGCTGTATAAATCCATCGTTCGAATCTAGAATCAATGGTTTTGTACTAGGTCGATAGGTCTTACCATTCCATACTATCTCAAGAAAGAATACAGGTTGAGCACCCTTCCAATCATCTTTTGTAGGATATAAGCTCATACTATTTCCAATAATGATATGGTTCCGACTCTCATAACCTCTCCTCTACCATCACCTGTTAGTTCCTCACCTGTTATTGATGTCATAGCTATCTCACTATTTATGACTGCGCATAGGTGCTCTGCACGTCTATTGTATACTCTATTATTAGATGATGTTGTAATACTCGGTAGATATATAAGTGGAGAATGACTTCCTTTCAGTTCCCTCAACACACCCTCCATCATATAAGGTGCATCTTGATACACTGACACTGGTTGAGCACCTACTGATGATGATGACTTGAAATAGTCAGGGTCCGCATTATTGTCATAGAATGAACTTTGGTCAACACCATCAGACCATGAAACTTGTACAGACCTCTGAGAGGGGGCCAAATCACGACTATATCTTGTCCTATCTGGTGTGGTAGTTACAATGTTTCCACCACTTATTGTTATTCTGCGACCTTTGGAATATTGGGTGCCTGTTATAGCTAGGGGCCCCAAAAATAAATGGCCAATCCTGAACTGGTCATCTATAGTTTTTTGAGCTTGGAGTTCAAGGGCCCATTTATTACCATCAACTCCATTTAAAGAACAAACTATAGTTACATTGATAGGAATAAAGTATACAGTACCATTGATGCTAGGCTCCCCATCTAGGGTAACAATGCAGAGCTTTGAGGAACCACTACCAAATATGCCCTCTGTGTTACTCTGAACTTTAAAAAACTCTGTTGTTTCACCAGATACCAACATTGCTATATAGCCTTTGAGCTCATTATGAAAATAGTAATTATGGTCAATAAGGTTACCACTATCTTGTCGTATAATCTTTCCTTGACGAGTATAGCCATGCTTCATGCCTGAAGAGGTTTCAAAAGTAAATACAGTTTGCCATACAGCTCCATCCCAATACTGAAGCTTAGCATCCTTCCAGTTTATATTCGCTAGATGAAGCCCAATAATATCATTACCAAAATCAGAAGCATTAGTGGAGAGCCCTAAAGATATTCTTTGTGCTGGCACGTCAGTTCCTGATGATACTGTCTCACTTTTCCATTGTACATTTGGGGAGGGTGATACAGCATAGAACATATTATCCATGCTGCTATGTGATGTTGACTTGATATTCCAATCATCACCAATATATGTGGGACCAGCTTTAGAGATAATAGAAACACCATCATTGATATACTGATATGCAGAGCTTGTAAATCGTTGTCCTACTAGGTCATCTGTTGTCAAGTTTGTTATATCAGAATAGCCAACCTGGTCAGATACAAATACCTGAGTCCATCGAGATTCTGCTATACCTGTAGTTGGTGTGCCATCTATACCAAAAATCATCTTTACATCATTACTGGCTCCAGTAGCAACAGTTGTCAATGTTGTATTTTTAAATCCTTCTATAAACTGACGAAGGGACTCATACCCACTATTTCTATAATAAAAACAAGCTTTTCCACTTGCATTTATTGACATAATGAACTCTATACCATCATCACAGTTGAATGACTGCGTAAGTAATGAGACAGGAGTTATGGGGCTTGTATCAAAAACCTCAAAACTACCCTCTTCCATTACTACTTTCATTTTGTAATAGTTTCCACCAGATATCTCATATTCAATCTCGCATATACTAGGAGCATTACCATTATCAGTATTAACAACCGTAACTACACCACGAACAGTGTTACCTTTATCTGAAACAACACTAGTTCTATGTCTTTCAAAAAGCTTATCTGCCTGAGAAGATGTTACTTGGAGCTGTAAATAACCCTCTCCAAGAGTTTCAGTTCCTGTGCCTGATGCTGATATTTCTGAGCTAGCAGAAGCAAGCATAATAGGCAAATATCCAAACGTATTTTGGCCCCTGTATATAGGTATTCTAGCAGATGAATAAACCTGTCTGAATGTTGGGCATACTGTTGAAAACCCACCTAGGTATGCTATGGCCAATGAATCACCATTTGCACTTGTAGTCCAGTTATGAGCTAATATTGTACCACCTTGATATTCACAACAATTGAACATATCAAAGCATTGAGTTGAATCTACATAAAAAACTGATGGCTGTGTAGTTGGTGAAGCATTAGTCAGTAGTCCATAAAAAGTTATTCCATCATTGGAAAATGTTGCAACGATAGCATCATCACTAACATCTTTGGCATAAACATACACACCACCTTCAGCTTTGCTTACAGCAGACACCCAGCCAGATGTCATATTATCATCTGAACCCGCAGCAAAATCATTAGCACTCCCACCAGGATTACACTTGACATATTTACCTGCTGTCCTGAGCTTCTGAATAGAGAAGAACGCATGAGGCATGACAATAATATGTAGGGCTTGCGTGCTAGCTATATAAACAACTGCCAAACTATTACCATACTGAAACACCTCAACACTTTTAAAGCTATCTGTATTCAGCTCTGCATCATCTGTAACAAGTTGAAACGATGCTCCCCCATCAACACTGGCATATTGTAGTAAATGATTCTTTTTTGTGTCGCTAGTATTCTGACTATATGCTGATATTACTAGCAAAATCTGACCATTACTATATCCAGCCGATGCTCTTTCAATAGTATATGCTGTTGATGAAACATCAATCTCATCTTCAAGAATCTGAGAAGCTACCAAAGACCATGATTCACCATTATCAGTAGTTCTATATGTTTTAAAGTTTGCTTTTTCATCATTTACGAAAGAAATGAGGCAAAGAATAGACCTATCTGGCATCTGAACAAGAGCTGGTTTTCCATTACTACGAAAACCGCTTACAGTATTCTCTATTGTTACAACAGTCCTGCTTGTAATGTTTCCTTGTGCGTCAACCTGTTTTGATATGACGTTGTTAGTATTAGAGAATGTATTCCTATATTCGGCAACAGTTAGATAACCACCTTCATCATCAGAAATAACATCATTGGCATAATACTTATCGTTAGTGGACTCTCCATCTAGCAAAAACCAATCTGTTATCATAGTGCTTGGATTATTTCCATACTCTTCTGATGTTGAAAGACTATTATCTCGCACCCTATATTCAGCTGTGGACGCAACTCCGGCCCTTGATGTTACAATCTGAATATCAACATCTGTAGTGGTTGAACCAGTTGCACCAACAAAGAGCTTTGTTTCATCTGAAGGTGTTGGAGTATTGGCTATTGGTTCATATGTCGTGAATGTTGTATTACCTGAACCAGATAAAATATCATCTATTGAAAATGGGTAGGGTATCAAAAAACCTCTAAGGTTATCTTTTGTTCTTTGTGCCATATCTAATATCCTCCACTAGCTTTTTTATTAGCTACAGTTGCAAGGGCCCCACCTCTTCTCATCGATGCGTTTGCATATCTATCAAAATGCTTGAAAGGATTCATAACTACTACTTGAGATTCAGGACTCATACCTCTTTGTAATCTGTTGATACCTGCCTCTCCACCAAGTCTTTCAACAGTCATCCTATCTAGTACTGCCTCACCTGTTAGGACAGTTACATTCCTTGTGTCCTCTCCTTTCGTTATTACACCACCCATATGCTTCTCAGGTGGGCTTTGAGATAGCACCACACCTGCCTGAAGAGCACCTAGAGCACCGACACCCGCCATAGCAAATGGGTTTGGGGCCACAGCCATAATTTTTTCAGCAGTCAGCATAGCAATATTAGCAAGACTAGCAGCCTGTTGAATCCTGAAAGCCACTAGAGCTGCCTTTTTATTCTCACCACCTACATTTTTGATGATTTGAGATACAGCATTGGCCCCTTCTATAGAAGAGGATACAACTGTTTTCATCAGTTCTAATCTTTCCTTTTTTTCTTCTTGTAATGCTTTCATTCTTTGAGCATGTAGTTTTTGCTCTTTCAATGCTGATGCCTCTTTTTCCTCTTCAATCTGCTTATCTATTTCAGCATTAGCTTTTTTGGCAGCCATTATTTCCATAACACCTGTTGCTTGCTCTGTATTGGAAGCTTTTATTGCTTCCAAGCTTGCTATCTTGCTTTCAGATAATTTTTGTTCACTTTCTATCTGAAGATTGATTCTTTCAATATCATCTTCAATCATTGCTGTTCGAGCTTTACCATTTTCAATGGCTAGTTTACTAGATTCTTTTCGTGCATCATCGCCAATCTTTTCAATCTCATTCAGTTTTTGCTGTTGGTCTTTCAAAGCGACAGTCAATACCAATGCTGCTTCCTTAGCAGATTTTTGGTCAGCCTTCTGTTGCTCGGCTCTTATTCTAGCAGCTTTGGCAGCTGCTCTTTCAGCTTTCTCCTGACGAGCATTCTCTATAGCAATATCCTGTAGGAGTTGATAATATTCAGATGAAGATTCATTGACTCTTTTCTGACCACTAACTTTCAACTCAGATTGTTGTTTATTTATATTCTGCAAACGTTTTTCAAGTTTTTCAGTTTCCTTGCGTATATTCTGACCATCTTTGGTTAGCTTGAACTCTGCATCAAAAAATCTATTAGTACTTTTTAAAGTTTCCTCTCTTGCTTTATACGCTTGGAGTTGTCTATTAACTGCTGCTTCCTCTTCGAATAATGCTCTTCTTTTTGCATCAAAATCCTTCTGAGCTTTGTCAGCAAAGGAACTTGCCTGTTGCTCTCTTTCAAACTCAGCAATCTCTGCCTCTGTTATCTCTCCAGTCAGAAGTTGATATTGAGCTCTAAGCTCATTGACTTTACCAGCGTTGCTTTTCATTGCATCTTCGGCACTTGAAAAAGCCTGCTTGCTGAGATTTATTTGTTGATTCGTACTTTTTAAAGCATCAGATAGCTTTTTTTGGCTTTCCTCATTCTCTCTAGTTGAAGCATTGAATAATGTATAAGCAGCAGCTGCGGCCCCCACAGCAACGACAAGAGCTAATATAACAGGGTTCCCTGTTGCCATAGACCTTGCTAACCCTCTCATTGCCACACCAACTGTACCAATAGTTGCAGCTAACCCACCAAGCTCAGGAGACACCTCTCCAATAATACTTTCAAGACCACTAAACGTGGAACCTAGTTCCCTTGACTGAGCTCTCATAGATTTGGATTTTTTTATCTGCCTATCCATGTTGCGAACTATGCTATTTGTTGCATTTTTTGTGCTATCTGCCATTCGTTTATTAGCAAGAGCATGAGCCTTAGCTTGTTTTTTGGCTGCTATCTCAGCTCTTTGAAACTGACGTTTCAACTCATTGACCATTTTTTTGGCCTCATCTCCTGCCATGTTGGGCATCTTTTTGAGCTGCTTCAACATTTCCTTCATATCCGCTTTTATCTGGATATCAATCGTCTTGTTCACGTCTGCCATAACTATCCTCTTTTCATTTGTTGCTGTATTTCATCAGCAAAAACTTTGGCTATCTTATTTGATGCTTTCCTAGTTGGGGCCCATAGTAAACCATCTGCAACACGTCTATCCATATTTAAACCTGTATTTTGAGGGTCTACACCAACCCTAATAGCCCAAGCATACTCAGCTTTATTTCCGATGACTGCTTCAAGTTCAAGGTTTGGTGTTATCCTAACCTCGGTATACATCAGATTACGAGAGCCACCTGACTTTTTTTTCCTAACTGGCCAACGACTTTTGGCATCAGCTTCTAGTTCATCAAGTATTTTTTCAATCTCAGCTCTTGTCTTTGGTAGAAGCTTATTGACAATGTTTTCAAAGCCCTTTGAAACCTCATTACTCATATTTACTTGGACATTACCTGATTTGAACCTTAGTTGTCTTGCCATTGCTTCCTCTGATATTTATTCTTGCGATTGGTAAACTGTTCTGAGGTTTCCAAGGATATTTCGTACTCTGCTATCAACTCCTCTTTGGCTTGCTTGCTAAGCTTCTCAAACCAATATGGACTCTGACTCCACCTTTTTGATATGAGAAACCCAAGCAGTTTTATGTTTCCTGCTTGGGTGAATGAAAAAAATCCTTTTTCTCGTCTATAGTTTCCTGATTTGGTAGCTGCTTTGACATTGATGTCAGAATCTCAGTCCCAGAGGAATATATATCTTTTGGGGTTACATTTTTTTCAAGCAACCTTTGTAATATTTTCCTACCATAACCAAGTATCTTATCCTTTTCAGGCTTATACTGAGGAAGAATAGAGTATGAATCTAGAGCAATGCCTATAGCTGCGGCATTGATACGAATAAGGTTAGCACTATCATCAATGCTATCGGCCCATATCAATGTAAACTCTAGGCATGTTGCTAGTTCAAACTCAGGTTCAATGTCTTTTTCAAACTTACCTATTTTGATTTTCATGTCGTCCTCGTATTATTTATTAGGTTCCAGGTCCCACGTATTCAACACCACCATAGCAAGTAAATGATATGGAGAATGATGATGGGTCGCCTTCTGTAAAGCTAACTGTGCAAATACACTGCTTTAAAATAGCTGTATGGTCAAGGTCATCACCAAAATCAGTACCTTCAACCTGATATTCAATATCTATACAATATTCCTCAGTAAATACAGCTCCACTACCTGTGGTTTTTGAATTTGTAGAATAGTTGTTAGTCTTATTGATAAAGTCAACAATACTACCAGCTTGAGTATTATCAGCAAACTGACGCATATAAGCAGAGAAGCTTCCAGATGCAGCAGGTTGGTCATCACCCTTGCGTACTGTGGTAATGATACCTCTATCTCGTATGACAGTTTGGTCAGCCTTGGTAACCTCAAAGGTAATATTACCTTCTTCATAAGCTACAGCCAATGACACAGCTGTTGGTGTGGTTCCATCTTTTAAAGTTATGACCCCGTCCCTACGAACTTTGGGTACTGTTGAATATGCCATGTTACTCTCCTATAGTATGAAGCACTTGAAAATCAATAGTATGTATCATATATTCTGAACTTTCAGTCGATACCCTATCACTGTTTAAATATCTAACCTGTACCTCAGGTCTTATTGAGGCATAGCTAGATAAGCACTTGTTAATGACAAGCTCTTCAGCATCCAGAGCTAGGTCATAATCTGTTGGGTATACATCAAGCGGCCTTAAACGATAGGCAAATTTGACCTGTACTGAAGAATCAGCATACACGCCAACAGAACGTCTTTGACGTTCAGCATCAATCTGGTTGGTCTGAGATATACCAACACTGAATGCCTTATGTGCAATAGACTCCCTAGTTCGACCAAAATAATCTGGGAGCTGTCTACATAGATTAAATCCACTAATAGTGGATATCTGAGTAGCAAATGCTGACCTTATTTGAGAAAACTTGAGAGCCATTAGTATCTTCTAAACCTATTGAACCTGTTGTATTTATAGTAGGGGGTCCCATTAGTATAAATAACAGGTTTGGCAGATACTCTTCTATCAGGGTCATCAGGACTATTTTGATGGGATTCATCATAAATAAAGTTGATAGCATCAAACTCTGATATGAACATCCTTTGATGTTCTTGGGCCAAATCGAGATATCTTCCATTACTCTGACCAAGGCTAGAATGAAAGTCCCGAAAAATGAGATATAGCGATAAATGACGATGAGCTTCATAAAATGATTCAGGACTCATTACCAGATATTCATATCCCATACCTTTGTTTCGCACCCTACGTAATATTTGGAACCACGCATCATCAATATACTTTTGATAAGATGTAATAGAGGAGGGTCGCACCTCCTCCAAATCTGTATATATTGCAGTCAAGTCAATATCGCTCACAGTAGGATATAGTTTACGCAAGACAAGAGCTGCCATGCGTCTGAAAATATATTCTGTTAGCTCTATGGTCAACTTGAACTCTTGAACATACCCCTCACCTAGGGTCAGGGTTTTGGGCAACTGTGAAGAGGTATGCGAATAACTTACAACACCACTAACATCAATAGTTGCGTCAGCTTCATCGACAATCTTTTTTCCTGAAGAATCAAATAATGTATACTTGGCTACTGTTGGGATAGCCAAAGCATTATTACGATAGACCTTCAGACTTGTAACTTGATTTTTATGTCGTTCTAGAAGCTCAACATGACGTATTTGGGCAGAATAAGGTGTAGTCATAATGGTTATTTCAAACCTACATGCCAGTTAGTTCCATCACAAACAAGGATAAATGCTTCCCCTGCTGCTCTTGTATCAATTACTGAACCATCGCTATCTTTGACTGTTAGTACACCTGCACTATCTGGGTGATTACGTACAACAAAAACTGCACCATCTTTTTCCACAGGAAGAGTCAGGTCAAGAGCTCCATTGGTAGTTATGATTTGATATGTTGAATCAGCATAGGTAAGTGTTCTATTTGCTGTTATTGATTCAGCATTAACACCACCAGGTTGGATGATATGTCTTGGGATTTTAAATTGTGCTGCGTCTGTAAAGGCCATTTTATCTCTCCTTATTTATAGCTTTTATGATTCTTTTTCGAGCTTGGTCATGAGAGATTTTATTACCACCTTGCTGACGATATCTTTTGGCCAATATATCTATTGACTTTCGCATTTCATCTTCGTTAGGCATAATAGTCAACACCCTCATCTTTTATTTTTTTGATAGCCTCTTTCAAATCCTTATCTTTTTGTAATGCTTTATTGTACATAGCTTTATGATTAGGATTATGAGTCAGCTGAGAATATTTGTTAATCAGTTTACGATTAGCATTGAGAAGGACACGAATAAAATGCAAGTGAGGAAGGGCAATATGCCCATCCCTCACTAGATTTTTGCGAAAATCATTATAGCTATCAAAATCAAAGTTGCTTATCAAGCTATTTCCATATTGCTCAAACTCAGTGAACTTATCAGCATAGTATTTACCATTCAGAGCTGGATATACTTTGAGATAGTCATGGTGCTCAGGTTTGATGACTGTAAAGCCTCTCTCCTCAGCTTTGGCTATAGCAACATGAATCTGAATACCACCACCTGTGGAGCGAACATTATTGACACCCGGTTCCAATCTCAAAGTTGAAAAATTGGGAACCAGCAAAGGCTTCGTCTTTTTCTTGCTTTTATCAGAATCATCTTTTGTATATATCAACTCCCAATTTTTTGGGTGATGCATAAATATAAATGGCCTGTTAGCTTTTAAACGTAGCTTTTTTGTGTTGTTTTTTTGTTCTGACCATGGGTATGATATGTCAGTGAATTTCATTGTCGTATCCTGTAAAGTAAAGTTGACAGGAATAACACAGGACGACAGAAACTATTCCTGTCAACAGTGTTAGTCCTATGTTGAGGAGGTCTTAATTACAAGTCCTCTATCATCACTGACGATAGCGAACCCTAAATATGCGTGACCAATAATCTGTGTGGAAGCTGAAGCTCCCTCTCTCTCCATCTCAACAAGTACCTTACCCATTGTCATAAAGTCAACAGCAGAAGGTAGTTGTTGTGGTACACCATCAGCATAGCCAAGAGCACCAGGAGATAGGACAAAATTGTTATGTGCACCAGCAGCAGTAGTAACATGCGAACTACGATATACATCGACGCCAAAGAGCTTACCGACGTAGCCTTTACCTTTGACCTCAAGCATTTCAGCAGTAGCTTGCATCATACTAATTGCATTTGATGTTTCATTACGGAGCGAATCCTGAAGCTCACCAAGAGCCTTTGGATGTAAAACCATTGCGAAGGGTCCATCAGCACCACGATTTGAATCTGCGACTTGTAAATCTGATATAGCTTCGAAGAATAAATCCACAGACATAACGTCTGAAGCAGAACCAACTGTAGTACCAAAGCCATCAGCAGCATCAGCTGTGAGCTCAGCAAAACGAGTTTCATAAGATAATGCCATATCGGCTGCTAATACGAAAGGATTTAAATCTTGAGAACCATATCCCGCCATACTAGCCAAATCTGATATATTACGAATCAAATACTGACGAGCAACAGCAATGTCAGCATATTCAGCATCAATATCATCATAGTTGGCACTTTGGTCACTATTTTCTGTAGTAGCAGCTCTGAAAGAATCACGTCCACCAAGTCCGTATTTACGGATACGAATAGTGTCAGAACCTATTCCATTGATTGAACCAGCATATGTCAGATATGGACTATTACGAAGGTTTGCTGTATCAGTAAGTAATCGATTAATCTCGAGAGATATCATATGGTCAAGACGGACACCATCAGTAACTAGGGCCGAATTTGTTATTTTTGCAGTAGCCATTTTATTCACCTATAAAAAAAATCATCATCTTCAGGCTATCAGCTTTTTCAGGGTGCGACCCGACCTACATTTATTGCTATATCATAAGCTTATGGTATATTGCAATATTTTTTATGCTGTGCTTGCTGTGCTTGCTTTAAAATATTCTCATATCTTCATATACTAGGAAATATTTTGGTGGCCCCACAGCTATCTCCACCTTGTTTTATACATATTTATTGAGCAATAAAAAAGCCCCCATATAGAGGCTAGGATTTACAAGGTTTTCTTCTAGTATGGAAACTTCATATATCTCAGAATAGTATCATGTACCTCAACATCTGTAAGGATATCCTTTTGTCCTTCTGGTGGAAGCTTATCTTTAAATGATATTGGGAGGTATGCTAATGGGTAGGTTCCATTTTCAGTGACTTGAAGAATACTGATGACCTTCTGACTGAATCTTTTCAACTGAATCTCGCGTCCGGTCATAATAGTCCTCATCATTGGTCGTCTGGGAGCTTTCCAATCTAGAAGAGTTGCAAATGTATCATCAATGATGTCAAGCCCATCTATAATATCAAGCTCATCTTCTGTTAGTTCAAGAGACTGATTATATTTCATGCTTGCCTGAGCTCTGTGCATAATAATATCTCTATGTAGTTTGACTTTATTGAAACTGAGAGCTGTATCTGAAAACATAGGAATGGCATGCCAACTGCCATTTTTATCTCCACGTCCCTGAATATACATGACATATGTAGTTTGGTTGACATAAGTACCCTTATATGGGGGGCCATCATATAAAGTACACCAGTCAATATCAACAGGTGTTTGTAGTTCTGTCAGGAATGAGGCTAGTTCCCAACCATCAGTCTTGGGTGGAAGGATATAGTTGACTGGTCGATGACCATCTGCACCACAATAGAAGGTTATGAGCAGACACTGACTTGCACCAGATATGCCATACTTACTTAATTGAGCGAGTTGTGGGTTATGATAGTTGCAGCTGCGATTTATTGTACTAGTGAGATTTTTATTTTTCATGGTTATCCTCTATGTGGTTGTTTTTTATCTTGTTGTGGCTTTCAGTATATTGCTTTCCATAATTAAGCATATCAAGAGAAAGCATCAATCTATCAATGTCGCTAGATGAAAGCTTTATATTTTTTTTGAGAAGTATTTTTCTTATTATCTCTCTTTTTTTTAAATGATTATTATACATGGTTATCCTCTGTAGGGTTGTGGTTGTGGTAAGGTTTTAAATCCTTGTTTTATTCTTATCTGGTTCATGGCCTTAAAAGCTCTTCTATATGATGAGAATCTTTTTGTATATGGAATGACATCAAAGTTCTTACTTTTCAAGACATAGTTTAAAACATATGGCTCTTCTTTCGATGGGTCATCAAAATAAATATTATTAGGGTTGCATGGCACAATAACGGGTATTGCGTGTTTTTTGAATACTCTATAATCTAATAAACTGTTTAGACTCATGGTTAGTTCCTGTGGTTGGTGAAAAAGGCCCCTACATAACGGGGCTCAATAAGATTTATGAAAGTTTACGGGCTTGTCTAGCTTTGTATATTGTGCTTGTTGCACCATGTAGTTGCTCTGCTACAACAAAGGATTTTGACCTTCTAGACTGAACACCATGACAGAGCATACAAGAGAAGCAGTTCTTTGTAATACCATCTGCTTGGCACTTTATATATTCAAGCTCATCTGATATCTTTCCATCATGAACATAGAATACATTCCAACCCAGACTAGAAGCGAGTTTTGTTTCATCTTCAGAATCGCATGAGGCCATAAACAGTCTCCTCAATGATGGGTCACAATCTTTCCAATGATGAGTATATCCTGTATGAGAATCAACACCTGCTAGAAGCTCTTGCCATACATAGCTTGGTACTGCTGCAGGGTCACCAGCTGCACCAACCCTGACTCTCAAGCCCATACAAAGCCATGCTGCCAAATCTAATGGTATAAATCTTTTCTTTGATGATTTCCATAGACTTGTCAGATTTGACCATTGTACGTAGCACCCATTATTGAGATACTTACAATCTCCACAAACTATTGGGTTTTTGGAAAAGTATGAATCTTTTGGGGATTCGTCAGAAGGTAGAATATAAATCTGAATAAGGGGGCCGGTTTTGCTATTCTCAGAATCCTTAGTATAGCAAGACATGACAACTTTGATAGGCTCCCCATTGAATAAGCTAGTGCCCTCCCAGATGGTGACTGACCCTTGAATCTTCTTTCCAAATATGGCGATAAGAGCTGCTTTATTCATAGCTTTGTTGAGATAGTTGCGTATTAGGGCCGGGCTCTTTGATGTCCTGTCCTGCTTGTTGAGTCCTAATTTTTTGATGGTATTTAAAAACATTGTTTGTCCTGTGGTTGTAAGAAGAGCCCCAAACGGGGCCCCTTGTTCTAGCTAAATAATGGTAGTTTATAGTTCTTTACTGTTGAGAAGAATCGCTTGCAGTTTGTATTATGAATGGCCCAAAATGAACCCCCTCTAGTGATACCTACGAATCTTGACTTTTGTTTAAGCCAAGCAAGTTGTATCCATTGTCCTGTCTGTAGCTTTATTTGGCCATTCATTATCTTTTCGTATGTATTCATATCTATATATATGGTTGGTTTGAATCGCATTGTTTGTCCTGTAGTTAGTTGGTTGGTTTTGTTCTGTGCTGTGTAAAGTGCTTGATATATAAAGTGAAGGCAATAATGACAGATAAGCAAAGGAAAGCTATCAATACTGGCTTAAAGATATGAACTGCAATAAATACTAAGGTCGTCATTGTTACACCTGCCCTGAGAGCTGTAAGCAACTCAATATCTTATGAAGATTGGGTGTATCTTTTTCAGTGATATATTCATCCCAGCTTCTAGAAGCTTTTAAAGCTTGCTTGGCTAGAGCTAGCCAAAAATAGTATCGACTATGGGCCAATGTACTATTGATTGATGTGCTGTTAGAATATTGTTCCCATTCTCTGGTATATTCTTCAAGTATATCTTCAAGTTGCAGAACTTCTTGAAGCTCAAAAAGGTCATAATAATCATAAAAATCACGCATAGTAATCCTCTTGTTTTTTATTGTGGTTAGTTGTTGACTATTTCAAACGAGATTTGAGCAGTGATTTAGCTTCTGACCAGCTATTGATATCCATCCAGAATACAAACAGTTCACATTTTGGGCCCGTAATAATGAATCGATTGACTTTTTTGCCATTTACAAAAGTTCTAGTCTTATTGATTTTATGAATCTGGTGTCCTAAGTATTTTTTTGTTTCTAGTATTGAAACAGAGCTCATAAAATCTTGTAGTTCATCTTGATATGTATGGAACATTTTTTTTCCTGTAAGTAGGTATGAAAAGTGCTGACTGAACTCATTCCAGCCAACATCTATATATAACGCATTATTTACAGATAGTAAATAGATACATTTACAGATAGTAAATAAATACCACCTACAGATAGGAAAATCTTCAACTAATATTTTTATAGTACTGCTAGGGATATCTAGAACAATGAATAATAAGACAATCTTGATTCATATCTCTAGAGAAGAAAAAGTAATTTTTTCCATAAAAAAACGGGGCTGCTTTATGAAGCAACCCCGCAACACACTTACAAACAAAAAATTATGCGATGTAGAATACTCTCAAATCATCAGAGTTACCAACATTGGCACCAAAGGTAATTCTTCCTACTCCACCAGCTCCACCTGTAGCGGAAACTGTATATTGGTCAACACCAGATGGATTAGAAGCAACTTGCTTCATACAAAGACCATTTCTGAATACTTGGATACTTGTCAGGTTTGCTGATAATGCTTCATCAAGGTCAAATTGAGAGGTAGAACCATCAGGAGACAACTCTTTCCAAACTGACTTAATGAGAAGCTTTGCAGTAGCAATGGAACCAGCTAGTTGTTGATTGGTGATAGCTGAAGGACTTATCTCAAGAGCCTTTGTTGATGAGTTGAACTCGAAAGTTGAAGAATCAATCTTGAGCTCAAGCTCTCCTGAAACTTGTTGAAGGCCGTCACCAGCAATGAGGTCAACAAAATCAGGAACTGATTCGCGATAAGTTCCTTCTGACGCACCAAGTACAAGATAGTCATCTGTACTAGCACTTTCTTCAACTAAATCCATAACGTCAAGTGCCAAGTCTGATACAGCAGCAGACCCATTGAATGATGTCATTGCCAAACCTGAATTGGTTGCCTTTGATAAAGAGAAGAGGTTTGCACCAAGAGCAACACCAGATATAGTGCTATTAGCAAGCTTTGCATTAGCAATGGAACCAGCCAACATAGCATTGGTGATACCACTAGCCTTTACTTGGATACTATCTGAAGCAATCTCGATAGAGGAATCATCAACACTTATCTCAAGAGCTTTAGAAGATGTATTCTGACCAAGACCAGCACCTGCCATAGCTGAGATAAAATCAGCAACAGATTCAGTTTTGGAAACTCCGTCAGTAGCATCAGCAAACGCAATAAAGTCAGCCGCTAGGTCAAGGACACCATCTGCAAGGTCAGTAATATCAAGTTTTAGATCTGATACACCAGCTGACCCATTATAACTGGTAAAGGTAACACCACCATTACTAGCTGCAGCAAGAGAAGCAAGATTGTTACCAAGAGCAACACCGGATATGGTACTGTTAGCAAGCTTTGCATTAGCAATGGAACCAGCCAACATAGCATTGGTGATACCACCTGCCTTGACTCTCAAGCTATCAGAAGCAATTTCAATAGAAGCATCATCAATATTGACATCTAGGGTATTTCCTGTTTTGGTAAGGCCCTCTCCAGCAGTGATTTGGCCCAACCCAGTAAACTGAACAAAGACAACATTGTCAGTTCCTAGAGTAGCAATCTCAGCTGTCTGAATAAATCCTTGGTCAGCATTTGTGCTTCCTTCTTTCACAAATACAGCAGCTCCGTTCAACTCGTCTGCTGTGTCACAATCACTTGAACGACTAGCAGAACCTGAAGCAACTACAATATAGATACCGTTGGCAGATTGTGAACTTTGGTCCTTGACCAATACTCTGTCACCTGTCGCAAGAGTAACACCATCGATTTGGTCACCATTTTGTAGGTCTTGTGTTAGGTCAACATTGGCAGTTGTAGCAACTCTGACGGGTTCCTTCCAATAGACACCGCCACCAGCAACAGCATCAACATAGGATTTAATTGCGACATCAGAATCTCCACTAGGAGATGCCGCACGAAGGACACCGGAACCAAAGTTGAAAGTTCCTGTTAGGTCAAGTTTGGCCGAGGATATTGAACCGGCTAGTTTGTCATTGGTAACTGCAGAATCTTGAATCTGACCAGATGCGATTTGAATACTCATAGGTATTTATACTCCATAAAAAAAATCATGTATTCTGTCGCCTATTTTTCTATACAATACAATTTGCAATAAGACGAATTTTTTTTGAGATTCGTCTATTTTTTGTGCAAATAAAAACTGATTTATTCTTCCTCAAGAATAATAGATATGTCGGGTGTACCAGATGAACCCGCAACATATAAAACATTATCACGACTAGCACCACGACCTATTTGGAAGGTAAGATAATTATTTTGTGGAATAAAAGCTTTATCAGTATTGGCGCCACCTACGGTTCCACCATCTGTTGCGTCATGAGTGACATATAAAATACCTGAAGAGCTGCCAATCTGTACTCTAGAACAGTTTTGAGGTAGTTTTATTTCAGTCCATGTAACTGCACCTTGAAAGTTTTTGAATGATGGAAAGGTACGAATAGTTGAAAAATCTTGTGCCATATTATCCTCTTATATAATCAATGGTTAGGTAGTCGCCATCCTGTGGAGTAAACTGAGTTGTGAATGTTGTCGATGTAGTTTCAGTCCATGTTACTGTTACAACTTGCCTGACACCATTCCAGTATACACGTAAGGAACCACTTGCGTAAGCCTCTGGAACAGTAAATACAGTTGTACTACCATCTATTTGTGATGTTAGGTTTGCTTTTTGCATATTACTAGCACCACCACCAATAATATATACAAAGGGCATTACTTACGACCATATCTTGCTAACCAAGCTTGACGCACAGCATCAATATTTTGATTGTAGAAGTTCTGGTCACTTAAAGCAGTTTTCAAAATATCTTTACCCTCAGGAGCTGGTACAGCATTTCTATTTGTTATAGGTGGTTGTGGTGTCTGAATATGACTTCGTTGGGTATATTCACGATGTTGAATACCTTCTAGTCCTTGAACCTGGGCTTCAGACATAGAAGCTTCATCTTTGGGGGCTTCTATAGGTTTTAAAGACTGTAGATGGGGCCGCAAAGCAACAGGAGCTTCCTCAGGTTTTTCAAGATGTTGAGCAAACCATTCTTCCAAAGTTGATTGTTCCTTTTTTGGCTTGTCTTTCATACTACGATGATATTGCCATTCAATAACGTCTATGAGCTCTTGGTCAGTAATGCCATGCTTTGACATTGTCATATACCTGTTGAACTTATCCTCTGACATAGCTAGCTGTCCTTGGAGGTCTTGTACCTTTTGAGATAAGACATCATAGGAAGCTTGCTTGCTTTGCTGTTCTGATAGAAGAGCTTCAGCTTCTTTCAACTTTTGTTCACTTTCCACAGCTCTTTGTGCAACTTTGGCAACACGTTCTTTGATGATGCTTTCAACTTGCTCTTTGAGTATATATTTTTTTCCTTCGTGTTCTATTTCCATTTTCGTCCCTTACATGTATTCAGCACGTTCTTTGCGAATCCTGTTAAGCTCCACTTTTGCTTCCTGTTCATCTAGGTCAGGATTCAAAGTCATAATAGCATCAACAGGACTAATCAAGCCAGCACTGAGTTTTTGAATAACATCCTCCCGTTGAGCTTTCATCTCAGCAGGTGATAAATTTAGTTGGCTATACTGTACACGATAGCCATCTTCAGGAAGGTTAGTTCCCAAAAATCTGTTAGCAAGACAAGCAGTTTTTGCCAATAATTGCTCATCGCATAATCTGAAAATAGGTGCATATCTTTTTTGGGCTTCTCTCTGTCCATCACGACTGATGCTGAGAGCATAGCCTGAACGAGGGTCCCCCGATTGTCGTAGTACCTCAGAACTTATACCAGCAGATGTGGCCACACGATATTCATATTTGGCAATACTTTCTAGTAGATTCTGTGGGTCTGCACTTGGCTCAAAAGTACCAATCAATGGCTGTGTATTGATATCAGGGTCTGA